AATATACTCCTTACCAAAACACGAAACCAAGTAGTAAAGGAAATAAAGTCCAAAGGGTTAAAGATGCACCAATATACAATAGACCGTTTTTTGTCGGGCGCATTGGTAAGCATTAAAACGCTTCGAACCTTAGACGAATACGTATACCGACACCAAAAAGGATTTAAGTAAGTTTAATTAAAATATAAACATTATATTTGATGACAAATTAAACAAAATGGAATGGGTAAGCGTAGTCGCAAAAGACCATAAAGAATGGGTTAAACTTGTAAAAACTTTCGGGGAAGACTTTTACGCGGAAGATATAGTACAGGAATCTTACCTACGTTTGTACCGATATTGCAAACCCGAAAACGTTATTCAAAATGGGCAAGTTAATAAAGGCTTTATGTATTTTGTTTTACGCAATCTTTACTTATTACACGTTAAAAGTGAGAAAAAAGGCGAAGCCGTGAATTTAGATAACTTACCCCTGCTAAAAGACGAACCAACAAACCTACCAAAGGAAGAAGCCTACGCAAGAATGCTAAGTAAGATTTACGAGGAAGTGGATAGTTGGCATTGGTACGATAAACAACTATTTACGATTTATAAAGACACGGACTTAAGCATAAGAGACATAGCAAAAGAAACTACGATTTCGAGCAGTTCTATTTTCAACACCTTAAAGAACTGCAAAAGCAAAGTAAGGAATAAGTTTAAGGAGGAATACGAAGATTACAAAAACGAAGATTTTGAATTAATTAAATAACGCTATGAAATTTCAAAACATTTTAGAAATACTTGAAAACGAACTCGAATTAAGAAAAATAAGAGCTAAAGAATTTTTCCACGAACATTCTAAATTAGAAAGAGAAATAAAAAAACTTAAAGAGGAAAACGAAATTTTAAGAAAAGACTTATTCGAATTAAGTCAAGAACATTTTAAGATTGATTCAAGTAAAATAATAAAAGTAGAACCAAGATTCAAAAAATTTGGATTATAAATTAAATAAACAAGTTATGGGAAGACCAAGAAAAAAACAAGCGGAAGGATTAGGCGATACAGTCGAAAACATTTTAGAAGCAACAGGAATAGCAAAGGTTGCTAAATGGGTAATGGGCGAGGATTGCGGTTGCGATGAACGCAAAGCAAAACTTAACGAACTTTGGCGCTATAAAAAACCCGAATGCCTAACGGAAGACGAATACGCATATTTAGATACTTTTTACAATCGTGGAAGAAGTAGTGTAAGTCCAAGCGAACAACGGGAGTTACTAAAGATTTATAACCGAGTTTTACACGAGCGCGTTCAACCAACTTCGTGCGGTTCTTGCTTACGCGAAATCGTAAACAAACTTAATCAACTTTACGCAGTTTATAAAGCCGAACAAAATGGAAGTACTGAAGGTTAAAATATCGGAAATTAAGCCGAACCCAAAGAATCCAAGATTAATTAAAGACGAAAAGTTTAAGAAATTAGTTAAATCGATTATAGAGTTCCCGCAAATGTTAGAACTTCGCCCAATAGTAGTGGACGAAAATAACATTATACTAGGCGGGAATATGCGTTTTAAGGCACTTAAAGAAGCAGGGCATACCGAAGTTTCGATAGTTAGAGCAAACGACCTTACAAGCGAGCAAAAGGACGAATTTATAGTAAAGGATAACGTAGGCTTCGGGGAATGGGATTGGGATACTTTAGCTAATGAATGGGATACGGATAAATTAACGGATTGGGGATTAGACTTGCCTATTGATTTAAGCGTTCAGGAAGAACTCGAAGCCGAAGAAGATAATTACGAAATACCAAACGAAATAAACACGGATATAGTTTTAGGCGACTTATTCGAGATAGGCGAACACCGTTTACTTTGTGGGGATTCAACCGACAGCGATTCAGTGGCAAAGTTAATGAACGGGGAGAAAGCAGATATGGTATTTACAAGTCCGCCATATAACGCAAATACAAAATTTACTAATGTTAAAAACGAAGGAAAATTATATGAAAATTATGATGACAATTTAACAAGTAAAGAATATATTGAATTTGCTGAATCAGTTTTAGAAATATGTTTTTTAAATACAGAAGGATTTATATTTTGGAACGTTAATTACAACACGAACTCAAAAAATGAGTTTATAAAACAAATTTATAATAGAATAGATTTTTTAGAAGAATTAATATGTTGGAAAAAAACTGCATTGCCTGTTCCATCAGGATTAACAAGAACTTGGGAACCGATATTTGTTTTTAAAACAAGTAAAGAATTAAAAAGAATTGGAACTTTAAATAAAACAGAATTTAATTTTTGGGATATTAATAATTCAGGGGCTTTAGACAAATCACATAGGGCGGCATTTCCTATAAAATTAGTTGAGAAAAGTTTAAATTTATTAGTAAATGCAAAAATTGTACTTGAACCATTTTGCGGTTCGGGTACAACTATGGTTGCAGCGCACCAATTAAAAAGAAAATGTTTCGGTATGGAATTAGACCCGAAGTACTGCCAAGTTATTATAGACCGAATGAAAAAACTTGACCCGAGTTTAGTTATTAAACGTAATGGGGTTGAATTAAAATAACAGAATAAAAACAGAATGAGCAAAGAAGATTTAATACCATTCAAGAAAGGCAAAAGCGGAAACCCCGCAGGAAGACCAAAGGGAAGCAAGAATAGAAGCACAATAGCGCGGCAATGGTTGGAAGTAAACCAAAACTTAAAGAACCCAATTACAGGCGAGAACGAAACGATGTCGCAAGAAGACTTAATGACCTTGGCGCTAATTAAAAAAGCGCGTGAAGGAGACGTAAACGCATACAAAGCATTAATGGATAGCGGTTATGGCGCACCCGTTCAGCAAATCGAACAAACAAATATCGAAATTCCTTTATTCCCCGATGTTCAAGAGGACAACAGCAACGAATAAGGTACTCGGACTAAAAAACCGCGTTAAGATTATTCAGGGCGGTACTTCGGCTTCTAAAACTTATTCAATTTTAGCGGTGCTAATTAACAAGGCGCTATTAATACACGGAATTGAAATAAGCGTAGTTGCGGAAACTATACCCCATTTAAGACGTGGCGCGTTAAAGGACTTCTTAAAGATAATGAAATGGACGGGCAGATTCTTTGAGGATAGGTTTAACAAGTCGCTACTCCGTTATGAGTTCGCAAATGGAAGCGTTATCGAATTCTTTTCCGCAGACGATTCGAGTAAACTTCGTGGAGCGCGAAGGGATATACTTTACATAAACGAATGTAATAACGTTACCTTCGATTCCTATAACGAACTTGCTATACGAACACGAAAAGAAGTTTATTTAGATTTCAACCCTGCGAATGAATTTTGGGTGCATACGGAATTAAAGAACGAGCCTGATTCGGACTTTTTAATTTTGACGTACAAGGATAACGAAGCGTTAGACCAATCAATTATAGACCAAATCGAAAAGAATAAAGAGAAAGCGAAAACGTCAACGTATTGGGCGAATTGGTGGAAGGTGTACGGAGAGGGTCAATTAGGAATGCTCGAAGGAGTTGTTTTCTCAAATTGGAAACAAATAGACACGATACCCAAAGAAGCGAAGTTGTTAGGAATAGGTTTGGACTTTGGTTACACGAACGACCCGACTGCGATAATAGAAATATACAATTACAACGGGCAACGGATAGTTAACGAGGTAGCCTACCAAACAGGGTTATTAAATAGCGAAATAGCGAAACTACTACCAAAACACGTACCCGTTTACGCTGATAGTTCCGAACCCAAATCAATAGACGAAATAAAACGCTTTGGGGTAACGATTAAAGGGGTAACAAAAGGCAAGGATTCGATAAACTACGGAATAGACGTTATTCAGCGTAACGAATACTTAGTAACGTCAAACAGCGGTAATTTAATCAAAGAATTACGCTCGTATGTTTGGGACACCGACAAACAAGGCAAGCGCTTAAACAAGCCTATCGATTTTAATAACCACGCTATCGACGCATTTAGATACCACGAAATGGAAACGTTAGGCATAGGGGCAAATTACGGAAGCTATGCAATACGGTAAGACGGACGATTTACAGGTAATGATTACTCGTGTTGAACAATACATACACGAGCGTACAGGCAAACGAGTAAGAATAGTATTTAATAATATGGCGCGGTTTCCCGTTCACTTCGAAATGCTTTTGAAGGCTTACGAGTTTGTTATGAGTTACAAAAACGAAAATAAATAGTTTAATAAATATGCGAATAGAAATAGACGTACCGAGTTCGATTAGTGAAATACCTTTAGCCAATTACCAAAAATTCCTAAAGGTTCAGCAAAATTCCAATGACGAGGAATTTATAGCGCAAAAAATGATTGAAATTTTCTGCGGAATAGAATTAAAGGACGTTGTTAAAATGAAGCTCAATAGCATTAACGATTTAGTGTTACATTTCAACGAAATCTTTTCCGTTAAACCAAAGTTTCAACCGCGATTCAAAATAGGCGGAATGGAATACGGATTTATACCCGACCTTGAAAATATAAGTTTCGGGGAATACGTGGACTTAGATAACTACCTATCTAATTGGGACGATTACCACAAAGCTATGGCAGTAATGTACCGACCAATTACGGAAACACGAAAAGACAAATATAACATTTTTGAATATAACGGAGCATCCGAGTTTAGCGATGCTATGAAGTACGCGCCTATGGACGTTGCAATAGGGGCGAGCGTTTTTTTTTGGACTTTAGGAAACGAGTTATTAAGCGCTACCCTAAGTTATTTGGAGAACGAAGTGAAGCAGATGAACGAACAAGCGATTTTAGCGCACGAACCCAATTTGGGAAAAAATGGGGATGGTATTCAAGTATCTACGGACTTGCTAAGGGCGACCTTACAAAATATGACGAAGTTACAAAATACGGATTATTTAAATGTCTCACCTATCTTACATTCGAGCAGGAAAAAAACGAAGTTGAACTAATGGAAATAAAAAAGAATAAAATATGAACGGATATTACTCCTTACTAGACCAACTAAGAACGCATTTTAACGCAGACCCGTTAGTTAACACCGTTTCGCAAGGTTCGATTTTTAACGTTGACTTAGGAAAGCAAACTATATTCCCGTTAGTTCACGTTATGGTTAATCAAGTTACGTTTAATGATAACGTAATGACTGCGAACGTTACTTTACTTGCAATGGATAACGTAAGCCAACGAAAAGAGGAAGCACCGAACACCTTTGAAACTGCGGACAACGAAATAGACGTACTTAATACTCAACTTGCGATTCTTAATCGAGCGTTCGAAATGCTTAAACACGGAAACATTTGGGACAACCTATACCACTTGAATGGTGCGCCTGTATGCGAGCCTTTTATAGAACGCTTTGAGAATTACTTAGCGGGTTGGGCTATGACTTTCGATGTTGACTTCCCTAACGATATGACACGCTGTTAATGGAAAAGGAGTTACAACTTAAAGCACTCGAGGAATTTCGCGACTATGTAATAGCAAAAGCGAAAAGTAACCTACGTCAAAAATCCGCTTCAGGAAAATTAAAAGATTCGTTAAACGCGCAGGTAAAGGTTATGCCAAATTCTATTCGTTTATTTTTTGAAATGGAAGAATACGGGTTTTATCAAGACCAAGGGGTAAAGGGTGTAAGTAGTGGACGAAGCCTAAGTAACTTTAGGTTTGGTTCGGGTTCGGGTAAAAAAGGAGGACTAACCGAAGGAATAAAAAAATGGGTTAAATATCGTAGCATTCAATTTAGAGACAAGAAAGGAAGGTTTTTAAGTAGCGACGCTACGGCAATGCTTATAACACGTTCTATTTGGCAAAAAGGAATAAAGCCTAGTATGTTTTTTACAAAGCCATTTGAACAAGCATTTAAAACATTACCAAACGAAATGATAGATGCTTACGGTTTGGAATCCGAGGAACTATTTGATACAATAATGAAAGAAAATATGAAAAACTATGGCTATAAATAGAATATACGCACGAAGCCCGTACATTATCGAAGTGGACGAAGTAGGGCAAAGCGGAAGTAAGGTAGAGTTATACATTTACACGAACGGAAGCACCCCGCCAACCTTACCGACTTACACGCTTGAGAAGTTAATTCCCGCGAGTAATAACACGCAAACGTTGTACAACATTTCCCCGTATTTAATGGAGTATATTACGCACGATACATTTAGCAGTAATTACCAAACGGATAACTCTCCTTTGTCCACGGCTCAATATATTTGCGTTGACGTGAAACGATACAAATTAGTTTTGAACACTTACACGTTATTAAACACCTTTACCTATTTTGCTTTTGACGGGTTTGGGTATTATTCGCAAGGTTACAACCCACCGCATACTGCGCAAGGTTTAGCGCAATTAGACGAAAAAAATTACTATTATTGGGCTGATTCCAATAACAACCCTTTGTCAAATAACCTTCAAAGGGCGGGAACGATAACGGCTTATTTACCTACGAACTACTACATTAAATATACGCAACTCCAAACGGGTTTAACGTACACTACCCCCGTAGTTCCTGCGGATAACATTTACAACGTTTACAGGGTTTACCCAAGTTACTACCTTACAGGCAACAAAGTAGAAATATTTACAAACCTAAATGTACTAATTTGGGAGGCTACATTTTACCCAATCGAGGAATGTTACTACGATGTAATTACTTTGGACTTCGTAAATATGTACGGATGTTGGCAACGTGAATTTTTCTTTAAGGCTTCTTACGAAACTTTAACAACGTCAACAACGGAGTTTAATTTAATGCAAGAAATGGATTTATTTGGAAGTTGGGACACAAACCTAAACCAACGGCAAACATTTAACACCAACGGGATAATAACGCATAGATTAAACACGGGGTGGGTGGACGAATCGTTTAACTCAAACCTTCAGCAGTTATTGTTAAGCGAACGAATTTTACTTAACGGAAAACCCGTTAAAATGAAAACCAAAGACTTAAATAAGGAAAAGAACCTAAACAACAAAAAAATAAATTACACTTTGGAATTCGAGGAAAGCAACGATTTAATTAACAACGTAATTTAATGAAAAGGCAAGTAAGGGTTTTCGTAGAAGGGCAAAAGTTAGATTTATTCAACGATGAAAATATCGAGGTAACTTCTACTATTCAAAATATACAGGACATTTCTAAAACATTTACCGACTTTTCGCAATCATTTACAATTCCAACAAGTCCCGTTAATAACGCTATTTGGGAATACTTTTACGAGAACGCAGTAACGGGTACGATTAACTACCAAGAACGATTAAACGGATATATCGAAATAGATATGACATTTTTCCGTAGGGGTAAAATCCAAATGGAAAAAAGCCAACTAAAAAACGGACAACCGAACAATTACACTATAACGTTTTACGGAGAAGTTACTACGCTCAAAGATTTAGTAGGGGAAGACTTGTTAAG